TAAACGCACATGCGAATTACATCGTGCTAAAGAAGGTGTTGGTGGCTATGTAGGTGAAATCCTGGCAGATGAAAAGTCGTGGAAGGGTCGTCTGGAGAATGATAAGTTGCTTAACCTACTCCAGAACCGTCTGCGTTCTAGCCATGATTGGGAAGTCCGTTCTAAGATCATTAACAAGATTAAGGGGCCTCTATTCGACGATATCTCTATCCTGCATGATAAACCGGAGTTCCGTTCCTTTGTTGGACAACTTATCAATAGGGAACTGGGGCATGACATTGGAGCCAACAAGATAGAAAGGGGAATGCAGAAAGCTGTAGAAGATGCTTCTAAGACCATTGACAAGTGGTTCTTCGCTCGCCAACACGGATATGAAGGAGGTGATCTTGCCCTTGTATCTCCGAAGGCTCTTCAAGAGACTGCTCAAGCGTGGACGTATCTTACCTCGCTAATCAAACTATCTCTGAATCCTCCGGTACTTGTTGCCAACGCTACCGCAATTCCTCTTGTCGGGATTGACGGAGCAAGAACTGCTGCCAAACTTAAACTAGGTCAGCACTATGCTATCGCTGCTTATATGGATACTCTTGCCTATGTCGGGCATAAGGATCAAGCAGCAACTAAATTTATGCAAGAGGCGATCAAGGAAGGTATGATCGAACCTCATATTGCTGAGACCTACGATCTGGCAGAGACCAGCCAACACCATGCAGGAGAGGCTCTTGGGGACCTTATCAATAAGCCTCGTAACCTGATTGAGAAAGGGACAAACTTTACAGCAATCCTCTACTACTACAACTTCTATAAGCGTGCTGCTCCTAATATGAAACCTGACGCATTAAAGCAGATGGTGTATGAGTCTGCTCGTAGTTACACAGGAGACTATAGTCAACAAGCTATGCCTCTTATGTTTAGTCAAGCAGGTTCTGCTGGTAGACTTATGACGAACTTCGCTAAGTGGAAATGGAACCAGATTGGTCGTTTTGCAGATGATATGAAAGACGCCAAGAATGGTAACTATACCCCAATAGCACTGAACTTAGCTACGCAGGTTCTAGTAGGTGGTATCTATGGGACGGCGGGAGTTGTGGATTATGAAGCCCTACGTCGTCTCGGAAAGATGACAGGTTTGTGGGACTGGAGACCATTCACTGGATTCTTTGACTCTGTGCAGGATGGTCTAGAAAAGAACCTTGGACTTGATCCAAGTGCAACTGAATGGGCTAGGAGAGGAGTAATGAATGAGGCAACTTCGATGGCTGCTAAGGCCATTAATCTGCAAACTTCACCGGACCTATCGGGCACTATGCGCCATGCTTCGGCGCTTGAAGCACCCACAGTAGCTATGGCTATGGCTAAGAGCGTCTTCGTTGATGCTCTACCAACTAGTCTCAAGTGGTTGTGGCAAGAAGCCGGTGGTCCTACTAAGGGGGTTACTTTAGAAGAGAAAGAAGCTGCATTAGGCGCGTTACCACCACTTGTTCAAGGTACCATTAGGCACTACTGGGATACCAAGAAGAAGTTTGGTAAGGACTTCGACTTCGAAAAGATGCAGAATCCTGGGGAGGTTATTACTCACAGCAAGTTCAACGAGAAGGGTATCTACAAGCGTAGCCAACAGGAACAACTTATGGCTTCGTTAAACTTCCGTTCTGCTACTGAGAACAACTTCATGGACAAGCAGTTTTACAACTCGTGGCTTAAAGCTAACCGCACTAAACAGATTACAGACTCTGTTAAGGGTATTCTAGCTAATCAAGATAACCCTGAACTCTTTATGAGTAACATAGAGGATCTAGCTGTATTGGGTGGGGCGCAGACTGTCCGTAACCTGCTTAAACAATTGAAGGACAATGAAATGAACAAGAGCCTGACAGCAGACGAACAAGCCGCATTCGCCATGCTACAGACTCTTGATCCAACTAGGAAGCGGTTTATGATAGAGCAGATGAATCGGCTCGTAGAATCTCGCAATACTTCTTCAAATCGTTGAGACGATTAATCCAACCTTTATAGAACCTTTGGAGCTTCGAGTTAGAAGCTACTAGATCAGTATACCTAGCATCACGAAGACCCAACAGAGTTTTTGTTGGGTCTTTTGTTTTTATGGCTGTAAGGTGCCAAGTATAAGTTCTGTTAACCCCGCAGTTTACTCCTGTGTCAAATATTGCCACAGCATAATCAGGAGGACATAAGTCAAGGTCAAGGGAAGGAGTACGAGAAACAAAGCAATCATAATACTCTTTTTTGTAAATGTTAAGAGCTTCTGCAATGGTTAACTCCTTTATGTTAAGTTCAGGGTGAGCTTTCTTAGAGATACCCCACTTAGTCTCTCCACCTGGATCACTAGGATCATTGGTATAACCCCCGTCTTCACGGGGGTTTCCCTTTCTATCTCTACCCGTCTCCCAAGGTAGTGTGAATTTAATTGCCCGGAGGAAGTTGTTGCTCATTGCTTAATCCCCAAAAGAACATAAATCTAAATACAAAGAAATGAATGATTAAAGCGCTCATAGGGTCTTCATCGTCGGGCCACAAAAATTCTAGACCAAAAGCAAGACCGGGAATCAATGCTGGTAAAAATACCATTATTCTTCTTCTCCTATATCAAGTTCAACTTTTGACTTAACCCACTTACGAGGAATAGCCATGATGCCGTTAGCAATTAAGTCGCCACTAATAGTGGTAATAGTTGATGCTACATAAAACAGAGTCTTTGTGGTTCTAATTAGGTATCCGATGGTAGTACATGGTGCAGTGTCAGCGTGCTCATCATTCTCTAGATCTTTGATAGACTTCCACTCACCGATAGCTACAGCATCAATCCACTCGATTTTAACTACCTTAAACTTACTCATCGTTCCCACTCCGGCAAGGACTCATACAAAGCTAGACTAGTAAATGGTGCAGTTGAGCCGTCGTCATGGTCAATAGAGATATACCAATTACGGCACTGCTCTATGTAGTTGTCTATTTTTATGCACCGCATGTTCCACCTTTTCCTGTAATTGAGCATATGTCTACTTCTTCGTAAATTACGTCTTTGTGTTTGAGTGCTTCATTATAATCGACTTCTGTGATGGGTTGCCCCCCTCTAGCTCCGTCTGGATATGCTGTAAATCCACGGAGACGGGGAGCGTATTTAGCAAGCGTTCCGCAAAATCGAGGGACATCCTCTTCGCTATTGCCTCTACTACCCCACGAGGGAAGATTGATGGTACTTGAAATTGACATGTCCACGTAATCTTGTACGTCCGCTTGAAATTTGATTCGTCGTTCATAGTCTCTCGCTAGTTTATAAGATGTATCAATTTCGTCAGGCTTACAGCCGTATTCACGGATAAGGCGATCAGCAACAGCATCAATAACAAACTGGTATCGCCATTTAGTGCCGTCTGTAAGGAACCGCCGCTTGTACGCAACGCTGAATAGAGGTTCAATACCAGTAGTAGTTGCAGCAAGAATACCAATGCTGCCTGTAGGAGCAATGGCGCGATAGGCAACAGGATGACTAATATAGAGACGATCACAATGCTCGTTGGCTGCTGACTCAGAATATGATTGATATACAGCAAGCCATTCTCTAAGTTCTGGAGTAACTTCATACTTCATTCCCCTTTTGAGGAGCCATTCATGGATACCCATAAGCCCGAGTCCCAGACGACGGTTCTTTTCCCGAACCTTATACACTTTTTCGTATGGAAGGTCGGCCCTAAGTGTGCCACAAACGAGGAATTTGGAAGCCAGAATAACGACGGATTTAAATTCGTCCAAAGTTTCAATATTGCCGAGATTGATACTTCCAAGATTGCATACGTCACTATCATCCTCACTTGTAACCTCTGTACAAGCGTTTCTAAGGGTTTCATTTTTCTTGTCTCCAAAGTTGAAACTAAAACCGGGCTCTCCGGTAGACATAGCTTGCTTACAATTCTCGATAAAGATCGGGTTGTGCAGTAAGTCTCCAGCATCGTCGTCATAGTTTACACTAATGTTGGTCATATCAAGAGGAGCATTATGATTGAAGTCCTCTTGCTTTGCGTCCCAATGTGTGTAAGGTTCTCCGTTCCCTTTAATTGCTTTACCTATTTGCTGGCTGTGCCAGTTCTTAACTCTAAGGAAATCAATAATGTCCTCATGTGCCCAATTAAGGCTAGCATAGATTGCAGATCGTCTACTACCGCCTTGTCTAACGTTTCGTCCGATTTCATTAGTGGCAAACATGAGAGGTATAGGGCCTGAGCTTTTTCCTCCAGTTCTTGAAAGTGTTTTTCCAGAAGCACGAAGTCGTGAATAGTCAGTTCCAATTCCGCCTCCTGTCATTAAACAAGCCATAGCGCGTTGCGTTACAGCAGACCATTCTTCTCTAGTATCTTCTTCAGCGCGTAGGAGATAGCAGTTGTTAAAGGCTTTGTAGGGTCTACCAGCGTAATAAAGGTATCGCCCTCCGGGAATAAATTTTTGCTCCTTAATGTACAGCGCCAACTGTCGTTGCTCGTCCGTTGACATGAGAGCTCTATCAGTTCCCCACCTAGTTCCACAAACATCCTCAACGATGCGTTCTGCGAGAGCGTCCCAACTGTCCGAAGGTCCTTGTGCATATTTTAGCCTAAAGATGTTCTCTGCAAAAGAGTTTTTGAATCTGTTATGCTCCATTTAAGACCTTTATATCTAAAATACAACTCTTTAAAATTACACGATGGTTTCCAGAGATAGGTTCGTTGGTATCTAATGTTTCAACTAAATCTAAGGAATCACCGTTGTCGCGGACAACATAACCAACTGTTTTAACAGTTGCTGCTTCTAACTTATCTTCAACACTTCTCCACGACGGGTTAGCGTAGATTACATGATCTTTCCATAATACCTCAACAATTGAAATATCTTTAACCTCATCTTTATACTCTGGCATTAATCCTCCACTAGTCTACGAAGTCTAGAAAACCTAGCTTCAATTTTATCTGGAAAACGATCTACTATTTCTTCAGAAGATAAGTTTAATTCTTCGACTAGTAAGTCTGGATCAACTCTTTCAACTAGTAGTTCGCATAGTTCCTCAAACGTAATTGCCATGTTACTCTCCTGCTATTACTTTGTTCCTGTTAAGTGCTTGCTCCGCGAGTTTGTTAGCTGCTTCTGAACAGTCTCTGGATTTTCGGAGGATAAGTCGTTTATTCGCCCATAGCCCCTCAAAAGTTCCAGCAGTTGCTGGTTCAAACGTCCCCGTGCATTTAGTTTGGACTTCTTTGATTGTATCTTCATCGAACTTCCACGCCTCGGTTTTCGTTGTTCCAGAGGCGCAACCCATCATCACCAATAGTACACTGAGGGCTGCGAGAAATAGGATTATTTGCGATAAAGTCGAGAAAAGCTGTTGTGGACGCATTATCAGCCTCCCACTGGGCCTTTGCTTTTGCTACGGCCCGCTTCTCCGCTTCTTTGTCCAGCACAGCAATCGTGCGCGTCCTCTCCACAGTGACTATCTTGTCTTGTTGTATCACGTTCTCGTAGTGGTCGCGTGTAAGAGTGTAAGCTTTCCAACCTGCCCACCCCATCGCTCCCAGTAGAATAGACCCGGCCACGATAAGTTTCGTCGTAAGGCCAATCGGACCAATCAGTGCTAAAGGATTCATTCTTTACCTCTTCAAATCGTTCTAGGAAAGCTCGTTCTGCTTCTTCTGGACTCATACATTCTGGCTTAATCCCATGTTCCCTTTTAGTCGGATACATGTGTGCCCAAGTAAGACCCTTGGAAGGGAGCAGATACTTAGCTTCGGTTTTTAGTTGCGTAGCATCACAGTCTTTAATATCTGCGTCTAATGGGTAGTCAAACCCAAACACGCCAGCGATACGCAGCATCAGTTTATCTTCAAGCTCCCTATAATTATTTAGATAGGGCTTGATAGGAGATGCTATGTCCGTGATATACGCCTCAGAAGCGTCGTGCAGTAGTCCGGCGAGCGGATTAGCAGCAAGGTAGCTGACATAAAGAGAATGCTCGGCAACACTATAGAACCGCTTACTATGACCAGTATATCGGCAAGTATAAGCAAGACTATGAGCAATGTCCCTAATGTCAATTGACTCCGGTTTAGGGTCAAGGAAGTAGAAGGTTTTACCTGTGAAGGTTTCAATCCACGGCTCCAGTTCTACTTCGCGTTTTAAATGCTTTGGCTTCATTAGAGCCATCGTCGTATCCATCTTGGTAGCCCTCAGTGTAGACATCTGTTAATAGCTCCCTTAGTTCTTCTTTTGTTTTTGGTAGGTCAATCTGTTCAACATTATACTTACTAATTAGTAAGGTTTTCATTTCTCCACGCCGTTTAACCGATCCTCTACTAGTTTTGCGTAGCCAGCGATATCGTGCCAGGAATCATGATAATCAGGATCACCATTTAGAATCCTGCCAATCTTATGGGCGATCATATCTAGGGCTTCTTTCTGATCTGGTTTAAGACCATACCACTTACTAGTTCCCATCATTATTGCTTTAATATCTTGTGCAATTGCAGCGTGACCAGTAAACTTGCCATACCGCTTCCCACGTTCTTCTAATGTCTTATCAACGTCCATACTTCTCTCCTAGATATTTGATGCTTACTGGCATCGGATAATAAAATCCATCTTTTACTTCATGCTTCACCCAAATCTGGCGGTGTACAGGATTACCTTGTGGACCTAAGTAATCTTCGTCATGTAGTGCATAGCAGCCGGCAAATAAGCCAATAATGGGAGTACCATCAGCGCGGACAGAGGACATATCAATCTCTGTGGCTTGATTATGGCCCATAGTACAGCTCATGTGCTTCTTAGAGGTCATGGCCCTCGCAGAAGTAACTGGCCTACCCATGACACCAGTAGTGAAATAATGACAATAAGCGATGCCATCAATAATGACAGGCGAGAGGAAATCATGTACTTCCCAACCCCAACTTTTAAACGCGAGATCATCTGTTGAGATAAGCCCTTCGAGTTTTCGGTCTGTGTTGATTGCTCTGTTGATTCGGTTTTCATGGTTCCCTAGTGTGTAAACTAAACGTGGATTCCATTGCTTCTCTTTGTTCTTACGCAGTCTAACTCGTTCATTTTCGATAGGAGTCATGAACATAGAAAGAGCATCGTTAGCCACTTCAATATCTGCTGTGTAGGTCCTACCTTCAAAATCCTTCTTACCAACATCGTAAGATGAAAGAGATGACATATCAGCCCAATCACCTATCATAACAATTACATCGGGCTTTTTAGCTACAGCATACTTAGCTGCCCATGTTATGTGATCCAGAGGCACCCCAGGTTTTATCTGGGTGTCGGGTAATACAAGATGTTTACTCATAAGTACTTAGTACCCATTTTGCAAAAGCTATTAGCTCATCTTTATTTGCTGTAGATTTCATTTGATTTGCTAATAAAGAAATAATCTGAACGTTTCCTTTTACATATCCCTTATCATTATCTATCTTATCCAAAGAAGCTGAACGCGGATTTCCTCGTATACTTGTAGATACCTCTAATTTAAAGCCTAAGATTGGACAATACTCTGGCATTACAAGATCTTCTTCTGTTAAATCAAAAGGTATATTATACTTCTTAGATCTATTTCTTGCTGATCTTAAAATATAGCGTATTGGATATTTACGATGGTATTTTTTATGGTAGTTGACCATATGTTTCATTAGTTAGGCTTCCCTGTTTCTTCGATATCAAGATCGTTGATATCAACACCATCCTTTTTAGTTACTAGAGATACAGCACCCATCGCCATACTTTGTAAGAATCCTACATATAGCAAGGTCTGTACTTCATCTTTCGTAAGGAAGAGTTTAACTTCATGCCCATCCTCGGGATGTGATACTCGCAGAATGTCATAGATTTCCATTAATTTTCCTCATTAGGTCAAAGAACCATTCCGCAGGAATAATGGCTAGAGGTTCTGCGTGATTCTTTTTTACGATCAGGACAGCAGTGTAATCTCCATGATCCATTGCTTGATCGTACATTGTATGAATAGCAGATTTGCCTTTGCTCTTACATTCAATCTGAATCGGCAATAGGCGCCTAGCGGCTGTCGATAGTTGAATGTCTTCTCCTCCAGCGCCCATAGAAGTTGAGCGTACATCATCTGCTGTGAGGTCAGGGAACCTCTCTAGAATCATGTCCCTAACCTCTTGTTGAAATTTACGTCCTTTTGCTTTAGCTGATTGTGGTTTCATGCAACAATATCCAATCCGCAATCATCGTCTCCCCAAGAACCATCGGCCTTCCAGCTTTCCGGTCGCCACTCGTCGCCATCGAAGTAGCAACCTACGCATGGCCGGGACTGTTCAGGATAGATGAAGAAGATTCTGGCGTGTCCTCCGTCTCTTGTGATGTAGTCGGAAATTCCCAATACTCGTTTTCTTTTCGGCGCACCCACAAAAGTCTCCCGTTTAGAAGCAGTGCTTCATCGTTGTTATATTTCTCACGCACCAAGTTAAACATTTCGATAGGATCATCGACAGGATCTAATAGAGCGTCGATTTTCTTTTCCCCAAACCCCTTCAAGTGGGCAGGTTTGATAATGTTGTCAACCCGATCACCAGACATACACTGTTTGTAGAAATGACGCATACCACTTATTTCATCTTGTTGTAGGTATACCTCTTTCACAAAGTTGTAGTGATTACCGGGAATCATCAACATATCTTTGTCATTAGCACAGATGATTGTCTCTACAACGGAGGTACATTGTGCTATACCTAGAGCGTCATCTGCTTCCTGCCCACTTGCAACTAGTGCATCCCACTCCTCACTAAGATACTGCTTTAGCATCGACAGCCATCGAGGTCTCTCAGGAGGTCGATTAGCTTTATAAGCAGGATAAAGCTTATACCTAAAGTTGTTCTCAGCAGAGTCGGATAACCATACCTGACACTCTGTTGCGTTTGTGCTGTTTAAGATGCGTTCGATAGACTCATTGCACCGGGAAATAGCGATCCAGTCTTCGTCATTCTCTGACGCAGCAGCACAACGATAGGCTACGCTATCCCCGTCAATGAGTGCTAACATTACGCTGCCTCTTGTTCAGCCGGAGCTTTTAGACTATCCTTGAATTCCTTACGCAAAGCAAGGAAAACTTTAATTGCGTCTGAGGCATTGTCTACCATAGTTTCGTACTCCTTACGAGTATTACCTACAGCATAGGTAGCAGTAACTTTGAATTTCTTTTCGTCGGCTTTATAGTCAACGGCTTCAAAGTAATCAGTCCAATACATTATTCAACCTCCTTGTCAGGTTTAACTTCAAATACCCAGTTACAAAACTCGTCTGCCACTTTCAGCACATTATGAATTTCACCTGGCTTGCCACCAAGATATGTTAGTGCGGCAGTAATGCTAGACTGACGCACAATCAGTCGTTGCCGTGCAGCACGCTCCTCTTTGGTTTCTTTGTTTGACTCGACAACCTTTGTAGTGCCTGTAGGAGTGCTAATACTGGGTGTATCCACAATGCCCTTAGTAATAGCTGTAACCTCGTTAAAGGCGCCTTTCTTTTCAAATGTGACTGTAACATCATCTCCTACCTCTAGCCCCTCAAGCGACGACCGGAGACCGGGCGTAAACTTCAGGCTGTTCATGTGCTTTACAATACTTTCTACCTTGCCATTAGCCGCTGAAAAAATCAGTTGCCAAGCGGGATAGGTACCACCGCCGTTCTTTTCGGCTTGTACATCAAAATTAACCGATATAACTTTTCCTACCTTAGTACTCATTTCAGATCTTCTCCTGTTGTTAAATTAGAAGCTTCTACTTTTACTTCGAGGTCAAACTTGATCTCCCAGATGTTTTCGATATTCTTAGGAAGATCTTTAAAGACCTGATTAACTAGCTTACTAATATTATACCAGTCTTTACGCTCAATGTCAAGAATTATTGAGTCGTGGATGGTATTTATTAACAGACTAGATAAACCAGATGCTTTTAATCGCTTAAACAAAGACACTCTAGCCATCATTACGATATCTGCACCAAACCCTTGGACGGGATAGTTCTTAAACTTTGGCACATAATACCATTCCTGCTTACGCATGATCTGACTATAGTCAAACTCACGCCCTGACGGAATAGAGTAACTTTGATTGCGAAGACAACTATTGATTAGCTGTTTATGCCACTCAGCAATACCTGAGTATTTGGCATAGAAGGCATCAATTACATTCTGCCAATCTTCTGCTGACATCTTTAAGTCTTGAAAATCTGGATCACCGGCAAAACCTTTAGCTGTGCCTCCATAGATCATTTTGAACATAAAGCGTTTAGCTGTTAGGCGATCTGCTAGAGCGAAGGCTTTTTGGTTATTGCCATGAATGTCTTCGCCAGCATTAAGTTCTGCGATTAGAGCCTTATCGCCAGACAGATATGCTGCACAAACAACTTCAAGCCCTTTAACGTCAAACTGAGCTACGATTCCATCGTCAAACCGGGAAACGAAGAAAGAATCTACTTCCCCCGGCATGTTCTGCATATTAGGGGAGGAGGAGGACAGACGACCTGTTTTTGCGATAGTTTGGTTTAGTTGTCCGTGTAAGAATTCTCCCCATTGGTTCTCTTCCATGATCCCCGGAATACCAGTCAGGTATGTCCCATGCAGTTTTTCTAATTTCGAGTAGGAAAGTAATAGACTGATAATCCGCTTTGCTTTCCCTGTTGCTTTCAGGTTCTTTATGATCGGTTCTGCTGTTGACCATATACCTTCCTTTTCAGTGTTAGCATGTTTAGGTGGAGTTACTAGTCTCTCGAAAGAAATCGTCTTAGTAGCGTTTCTTTGCTTCTCGGCAACTCGCCCGTCTTTGTAATGGAAGAGATAAGTTTCTTTGTATGGAACCTCAACCACACCACCATATAAAACAGCCGAAACTTGTTGTGGAGAGTTCCAATTAATTTCATCAGCATTTGGATCGCCCAATACATCAATTAGTTCCTCCTCAATTTCGTCCATTTTAGCTTTGATATTGGTTGCTTCACGATACGAAGCAGTAACATCATATCGCATCCCATTCCATTCCATTTCTTCTAAGACAAGTAGATCTTGACAGTTTCTTCTAAGACAAGTAGATCTTGACAGGCTAGAGTAACTAATTTCCGTTTCTTTGGAAATTTGTCTAGAAGCGAGGACAAATGCTCATAACACTTCCAAGTAAGATCAACATCCTGTATGGCATAGTCTATAAGCTCACTTAGGGGAATATCAGGAGTGTCGATACCTTGGTCCCAATACTCTTTGATCTTATCTAGCTTAGTGCCAGCTTTACACCACTCGGCTACGGCATTTAGACTAGGTAGCCTGTTTAGCTGATTAGTAAGAATAAAATAACCAAGCTGTACATCAAATATTCGTTTTCCGCTAAAATCGATCCCATACTTTCGTAACCAGTGGAGGTCGAACTTCCCATTGAAGGTAACGAGTGTATCGTGGATTGATATGAGATGTTGGAGAGCAGCAATTGAGGCTCCATACGGATCATCATCGTATTCGATCTTGTAGCATCCATGCTCTTTCTCCGTTTTCCACGCTATTAAACAGAGTTTATTGCGCGGATCGAATGGATTTCCCTTGTTCGTTGTTGTTGTTTCTACGTCCAGAACTAGGGTCTTCATGCGACAGGAATCCTTTCATTGAATAGACTAAACAAANTCCTTTCATTGAATAGACTAAACAAACTGGCGTACCTTCATAGACTAACCCAACAGCACATTCATAAATCTCTTTCTGTAAGAGGTAGTTATTTTTATTGATTCCTGCATTTAGAGCAGCAGCCCCTGCAATAACTCCAAGAAACAGACCAACAGAAAAAGCTACAATCCTTTTGACTAATTCCATGAGTATTTATCCTCGTATCTTGCAATATCTTCATTTATGAAAACCTCCGTTTTGGCGTGTCGCATTGACGGCTCCATGCCTTCACTCTGAGGCAGCTTATTCTTACAGACGCTCAGGTATCGAACAGACTCAAATCCCGGTTCGTTAGATTTTCCGATTCCAATGATCCAATCTGCTTCCCCCTGCTTTGCGGTATGACTAGAATCAACATCATTCATGTCTAGATACTTCTTACCTTCTGCTGTTCCACCTGCCTGACATACTCCAATAGCGACACCGTATTTTTTAGCTAGCTCTCTAGCCCACTGGTATTTAGCTTTCATTATTAGGTCATAGCGCTCCCCATCAAATCCAGCTACCTTATCCAGTTGGTCAAAGATCATCACGGTGGGTTTCAGCTCTTCACAGATTTCCTCGATTTTACTTTTTCGAATACCGGGATCATCTATGAAGCGAAGTCTATTGCCTACCTCCTCTTTGAAGATTTTATTGTATTTATCAGCGTTGGTTCGTAATTCATGTTCCGTAACGCCAAAGTAGGCTGAATAGATACGGAGGATTACAACCTGTCCACGCTGTTCATTGTTAACAAAAAGGACGGCACCATCAGTTTGTTTCAAAAAGTTAGCTACCTCAGATGCTAGAAAAGTTGTCTTTCCTACCTCCGGTCTGGCGAAGATAAAGCCAAAGTCGCCCGGTTGGAGGTCTCCGAATATCTTGGCAAGGGTCTTTAGACGCCATTTAAGGCCCCTAGAAGCCGTTTTCGGGGACAGGATGGTATCTAGCCCTACATCAAGCCAAAATAATTCGTCTGAGGCCGTTTTAGAGGCTGAGTCTGTTTCTAATTCTTTTTCTAAGGTTTCTTTAAAAGTAACAAAATCTGATCTTCCTTCGACTACCTCGATTGCAGAAGCAGCAATCTTGTGTGCTACGGATTTATGACGAAAGCTGTCGAACAGAGAGTCTGCTAGGGCCGGGTCAACCTCGACGCTATCCAGTTTGGACAGGAAAGCTTCGAAGAATTCTGCCTCGTCAGGCTTGAGGGCAGGGTAAGCAGCATGGACAGCCGTCAGAAGCTCTACAGGGGTGTAGACTTCTTTTTTATAGTCCTCGTGGATTTTAAACAGGACTACAAGGATTTTATAGATCAGTTTATTGTTATTTTTATAATGATCTAGATTTATGTAATTCTTATACTTATTGTAATACTTACTAATTAGTAAGTATTTTACTACTAAAGAATCTAAATTCATTATTATATTATTATAGTTATTATATTATTAGTATTTACTTACTTACACTATTCACTCACTTACAAGTATATTATACCATACTTTTACCTTTCTGTCAAGTAGGGACCGGCTTTATTTGCCGGCCCCCTTGACAAGTTACTAATTAGTAATCTACAACTTCTAGTTGTTCTGCGTGCTTATCACACAGAGTTCTAATCCATCCTCCACCTCTCTCTTTACCCGGCTTACCACAAATCTCACAAGTCTTTAATGACTGTTCTTCGGCAGCGTGAATTAGCCTATATATTTCATCGTCGCCACGGCTTATATAAAAACGCAAACCACCAAACTTCTCTTTAACTTGCATAACTTCTGGCACAGGAATCTTTGCATGTTCTTTACACCATTTTGTAATATCCTTACAAAGTTGGTCAATAATTCCATACCACCCATCATTACATTCAAAACCCCAACACATAGCTGTGCTACGCACGTTTGCGTGCCTGTTTTTAAATAACTCTGGGTAATCTGCACAAAGTTTTTCATCTAGTTCTTTTTTCATTTATAACCTCTCAACTATTAGTTCATCATTTTTGTAGAAGTATACTTTCTTCAAACCAGCACCTTTTATAGCAGCCATGCAATTAGGACAAGGGCTAGAATCCCTCCCGTACCTACGGCGCACCAGAATAGAGCAACCGCTAACATCAGTTCTCGATTTGATAATGGCTGCAATTTCTGCGTGCAAACTCCCTTCCCAGAATCCTCTGTATCCAGAAAAGCCTCTTTTGGTGTCATTGTGTCCTTTTGAAATAACCTTACCTTGTTTAAAGATTACTGCGCCAAGTTTATAGTGATGGTGACTTTTTGTAGCTTCTTCCTCTGCTATATCAGCTATTCGTTTTATTTTCATTTTTAGGCGGGTCACTCAATTCAAATTCCTCTTCCCAATAACGAGAATACTTGAGTGCTAAATCTATTAAAGTCTTGGGATAGCCTTTTAGGAGTAAAAAATCTTCTATCTTATCTCGATATCTATGTGGGACCGGTTTTGGAAATCCATATTTCCAACCTTCGGGAGGATCAATGTAAAGAATTTTATCTTTCATTATCCCCCCAGAGTGTCCTCGAAAAAATCAAAATCAAAAGTTTCATCCATTAATGGTCTCCACAACATCTCGCAGTTCCTTTAGCATCGTATCTCCACTTATCACATCCACAAAGATTATCAAGTTGTTTCTTAATTTCATCCGTGTTGTAGCACTTAGGATCTTGATCTGTTCTAATCACTCGCACGCTCTCAAACATAGGGCTGTATTGCGTAGCCATTCGTAGTGCTTCTGCATACTTATCTGCATCCAACCACAGCACCATATGTGGATAGAGTCTAGACAGACGCAGAGCAGTCTTTAGTGATAGGTGTGACCCTAATAGTGCCAAGGTATCAGTGACCCGCGATACCTTCACAGCAGAGATTACATCCTCAACTACCGACACCGTATTCGTTTTTTCTCCACACGGAAACAGACTAAGCATGTCCTTTGTCCCATAAGTTACATACTTTGGGTAATCAGGATTCTTTCCAAAATAGCGTCCTAGCCACGCAAGTAACTCTCTATTCTCGTCAAGGAAGGGAAATATAAGCAAGTCCTTCCCTTGAGAATAGTAGACGTTCAGACGAGTAACTTCGTCCTTAGTGAGAGCATATTTTCCTAACCATTCAAGTGCGTGTTTAGGGATAACTGGAAAAGCATCATCTGGAAGAAAGACCCCCTTCTTATCGGGGGTCTTACTAATTAGTAACCGTCTCTTTAGACTGTTAACGCTGTCCGTTGGAGGCGTATATGTGTGACAACCGAAACACCAAGATGATCCATCTTCCCATATACCTCGATTATCTTTGCTACCACATTTAGGACAGCTTGCATTCTCCACCCACTTTGTCATAGTTCTCTTTCGGCACCCGTTCTAGTTTTGGGCGTTTATTATGTATATCAGCAGACAACTTACAATAACCCTGATATGCTCTATCATCATTTTTCCCTGACGAGGAGGTTTCAGGGGCATCTGGATAATCATACGACAGATGATACTCCCGACAAAAATGATTGTGGACAAGATTATAGCTCCGCATTATATAACTTGCACCAAATTTCTCTAGCAACTCAAAGTTTTTAGCATATAAAGATTCTCCTGCCCAGTAGATAAAGTTAGGGGCTAGGTTAGCTACCGCCCACGCCATCTTTTTTGCAAAGTGCGTTGCCCATCTCTTTTGTTCTTCAGGGGCAGAATAGGGTCCCTCAAAATAGAAATCATTCATAGTGATTTGTATGGTTCCACAAGATGTGGTTCCAACAAAACCATAGGGGCAGGGGTTCTCTCTACCTTTATACTCAGCAAAGAGAGGATTGGTATTAATTTGCTCTTCTAAAAATTTCCTAAAGACCCTAAAATCCTTATAACTTTCATCCCACTTTAACTCAAGATGCTCCAGAAGTTTCTTCCGAGGTTCAATAACATCCAAAACAACGAGAGGCTTAGACATCAAGTTTATCTCCATAGTGGGCAGACATTTCAAAATTCAGCCAATTATGATTTACATTCTTAAACTTCGCTGTGCATTTCCATCCCAACTCTTTTAGAACAGTTAAGTATTTTCGTCCTTGGTTAAGTTGGTCGTTGTCATAATACTTCATAAATGTAGTTGGTGAGTTATATCCAATAGTAGAGTTAGCTAACACCACTCCCTTTAGAACTGTTTTCCTATGAGATAAGTCAGAGGGGCCATCATCCCCATACCACTCATAATCTATATCTTTNTCATCCCCATACCACTCATAATCTATATCTTTAAAAGTTAATTCACTCAGGCCACAACAAGAGCCGTCTTCATAAATAGAAGAAACATAATCTACATCAAACTTTTCCTTACAGAGTTTAGTGCAAAATGTTTGGAAGGTTTTAAAAGTCTTAGAGGCTTCCTCTAATTCCTTCTGTCCAGCTCCTATCCTGAAACTCTTTGTGAAAGCTTTCAGAAGTTTCAAACGGAGTTTTTCTGGGTCAAAATTCGCTGTCTGAATCCGGTAGGGCAAAGGGGAATACGTCGGCGTCGTAGGTTTCTTCTTCAAAGACTTCTTCATCGTTGGCATTTGGGTTCTCCGAAAAGGTTAAGTCTGTTGTCTTGAGACAGTGAGTGCAAAGGTTAATGTATTGATCTTCGGGGTTCTTGATATCAGCAAAATTTTCATACTTACGGCTTGCTTCACGATCTGTGAGAATTGCATTACAGGCTAGGCAGTGCATATTGATCCTTTATAGAATTGTTAGTAGTGTTAATATGCCAAATAGAACGAGAGAAACTTTAGCGATAAATGAACCTATTACGAGCGCCTTGTGCATTTTGGTTTCGTTGTTGTTGTTCTTTTTCCCAAATATACTGCCTAATGGCATCGGCGTATTTTCGGAGGGTGGTGCCTTCAAGTCCGGGAGCAGTATTCACTTCAAAGATTACATAGTTACCTTCTGCATCCACGGCACAATCTACTGCACCAAAGTCTAATTTTAACAGACTACAAGCTTTAATGCAAGCCTGTTTAACATTATCATTGAGAGTAACACCTTCACGGGCGTAGATCCATCCATTTTCAAGATTACGAACGAACCTGTTACGAGCTTCCTCAATGTTAGCTCTTCGCTCTTGATTGACCAATCGCTTTTGGGCAATGTCAATCACTTTCCCCTTGAACACATGGACACGAAACTCTTTCTCTTTCGGGAAGTATTTCGTGTAGAGGGGAGCATGGACTAGTTCCTCTGGAGAACGAGCAATCACAATCCCTCGCCCGCCGTGAGCCCGTAACAGAGTGCGACAGAAAACTACACTCCTACGCTGAGTAAAGAAACTGCGGGCCTCTTCCCTACTGCTAGTGAAAGCGGGGACAGCGACACCGTTTTCTTTGAGAATTCTGAGAGCAGTTAGTTTGTTCTGGGCAAGCTCCAGATTGTTCCAAATGTTGATAACTTCCACTCCCCGTTCTCGGGCAATGTTTGCCCAATTCGGGATGGTCTGCGCTCCCAAAGATACAATGACATGACGTTTCTCTGGGACATACCTTCCATTGGGTTTAACCCGCCGAGTCCCAAGCATTTCAGCAAGGTTCTTAGCACTCTTGCTCCCTAACTTATAAGGGTAAATGATAGGAATCATTGGACACCTTTGTTAATATCTTTGATCGACGGAAGATACTTCATCTTGTAATAAACATTGAAGTTTTCTTTTGCTTCACTATGACACTTCGGGCATACATTGATTTCAATTGTTGAAGTCATTTTCCCCTCCTCATCTTTGTAGGCATGTTGAGTATAAGGCTTGATAGTTTTCTTATGCACTAGGTCCTTACATCCCGGACACATAACAACATCTGCTAAAGATACTGGCGCCCCATCTAAATTCTTACTAATTAGTAAGGCAGCCTCAGTTTTCTTTTTCATGGCCTCGGAATTTTCTTTGGGACTAGTGCCCCCATCAACCATTTTGGTCATATCAAGATACCCTGAAAACTTAATGTTGCCTACTTGGACTAAGTAGATTGTTTTCCCCTTCTCTTTTACCTTGTTAATGGTGATAACTTCACCTTCAAGTTGTCGCTTAGTCTCTTTCAAATCCTTAGCAGCGATATTAAAATTACCACTAAATTTAACACGCCCGTTAGCAACAGGATTGACAGGTGTTCCAATAACGGCACAAAAACTTTGATGTTCATGGATTTCAGTAACAGGGAAAATAACACTAGTCCCACGATTAATACGAAAGGAATCATGAAATAGTCCTTGAATGATCCCATCCTTTATAATTTCTTTCAGAAGGGGCAATCCGACTATCTTGTTTTCCTCTTTCGGCGGAGGCAGTTGTTTAACTTCATCACTTACACTCATCTTAGACAAAAACTCTTTGAAATCATCTGCCATCTTTGGCGTCCATCCGGTCGGCTGACAACGCTGACGCGCATAGAATAAACAGTCGTCCCAAGTGAATCGACAAACCTTGTCCATAACTTCATCTAAGGAAAGCTTAGTATTAATTGATTTCTCTTCACTGACAGGATATCGACGAGCAAGGTAATTACCATTCTCTTCATCCTCGTCGTCCTCTAACTCATTTCCCACCACATAAGGATACCAACGTTGCTTACGACGGCGGGAATACTCGCTTCGATCCACATATTCGTCAATTGGACGAGTAGTAAACTCTAGCGAGAATGGCTTGTAGGTAATCAGTTGCTTGATAGGAACCTCAACAATCTTCTGAGCAGCGGGACAATTATTCCTTTTCAGAATCCAAACTGCAAGATCAGGCTCCGAAATGTAGAAGTGTCCCCACACATGCTCGACACGATAGAGAGGTCGATCACTATTCCGCGCAATGTTCAGGGTGTTGTCACGCTTGTCATGGAAAACAAGCGCATAGGCTCCATATGCTTTTTTAAGAGCCGCATCAATCCCTAAATCTGCGACAGCGTTAGTGAAGGACTCAGAATCTACTTCATGCTTATCGTTGTGTTCCTGTCCTACATAGGAAAAATAGCCGTTATGAACAAGAGTAATGTGGTCGTGTTGAAAAGGATGGGCATTTTTCTTCAACCATTTTTCGTCTGCTTTTGCAGGTTTCTTAGTAGCGCCCCTGCAATGCCCAACCGTGAAAGGGCTTTCATCAATAGTCCTAAGAATAGGACCAATACCCTTTTCAAACTTTGCATAGTCAGGAGTATAAGCAGACTTCTCCATTCGTAACGTCATATCTTTATTCACTTGAAAAACACCGGAGCCATCAAGACCACGCAACTGAAGGCCCCACCACATTTCCTCAAAGGCATCACAAAGAGGAAGAGAGATAACAGGGTTAGCGCGCACTAAAGCTACAATTCCACACATGTTTAGATTCTCCTAAGTTAGTTTCGGTGCGCGTGGTGCGCGACAGCAATAAAGATGTATTCGTTGGGACTAAGGGATGTTGCAGGAATTCTATCTATCAAGCGAGTATGAGGGCTGTATCCATAGACTTGTGAATCCCGATGGATATAATAAGTGTCTCCGTATGGAGTTTCAATATACTTTCTCCACACATTGTCCATCGCACCCGGCAGAGAATTCCCTTCTTCGTCGATTGTGCAGCCTCGCCCCAACCGCCTTAAAAAGGTGTCTATTCTTACTAGTGCCTCTCCTCCTAACGCCCTAATTTCTGGGGTGTAGTGATTTGCATTTACTCCACGAGGAGCAGCCTCGACACGCAAAAGCTCAGGTGCGGGTTCAGGAACGTCATCTTCATCAACCTCTACCATATCAGGGGGTGGCTGCCATCTTACTGCGTTGCGTGCCACGCGACGGTCAAGGAATTCTTCCCAGTCATTCACCATTGACCCTGCGTTTTTCTTTTTCTTCCCTAAAGAAAGGTGATATTCTTCTGGAATTGCAGAGCTATCAAGCAGTAGTTCTTTAGCATTAGACACGCCAGTCTCTATTGCTTCCTTATCTAGGTAAGGCAAAAGCAAATTGTAGGTCTTGGGGAAAACACTCCTTAAAAAATGCGTGTAGAGATCATCTACCAACAGACGAGGAATTAGGGCAGACAATTCCCCAAAGTCTCGATACTGACCTTGTTTCGTAACTGAGTTAAACAGATCGGAAAGAATCTTT